GTTTGTCTTAAAGAAATATATATTAAGTCTTTGATTATATTATATAATTCTTCCCAATCTTGTTCTTTTTGATTATAGAAATCATTAATTTGCATTACTATTTCTTCGGCAATTAAAGTTTCTTTATCTAAGATTTTTTGCATCATTTCTTTATGTTGATTAAGTCTTTCTGTTATATTCATATTTTCACCTCACAATAAAAATGGCAGGGATGCTAGGACTTGAACCCAGATACACGGTTTTGGAGACCGTAGTCCTACCTTTGAACGACATCCCTAAATGCACGATTAATTAACTCTGACAAAATTAATTAATCTATTCTTTCGATTTAGCCTATCTCTAGTCCAGACCTTAGCTTACAAGGTCAATGAGTTATGCATCTTACTCATCACCGATGGATACTTCCCATTGATTAATAAGGCTGATAGTATCAAACAACCTTAGATACAACTATTCGTCATATAGACCTATACATATCAAGTCTAGGATTTATATATCTAAGAGTTAATTCAAAATAACTCTTATAAACATTTGGCACGGGACCAAGGATTTGAACCCTGACCTGAGGTTTTGGAGACCCCACTTTGCGGTTTTGAAGACCGTTGTGCTAACCATTACACTAGTCCCGTATTGGCACAGCTAAGCCCCTATTGTATTTAACGCATCCTTAAATACTTCAAACTCATTTCTTTCAGTTAAAGAGAAAAATGGGAATTGCATAACTTTTAAAGGCTCATTAAATTTTACATCATGAGGTAGCTCCTTTGAAATAGTAAAATAATCTTCTTCTTCGCATAATTTCATATACATTGTGCGCTTTAGTGCTGGAAAATCTTCTTTGTTACATAATTCAATAGCCTCATACATAACACTAGGATACTCTACTACCATTGGAATATGAACTTCATAGTTTTCATAATTCCCAACTTTATCTATAAATGTGCGAATATTTAATCCATAACTAGATAATCTTAATTTATTAATTTTCTCATTGATAACATATGTAGTTAATAAACGTTCTTCTAATGTGCTAAAATAATAACAAGGAATATCATCAACTACATCAGTTAAAAAGAAGTCATCATTAAATAATATAAATGGTTTATGTATCATTTCTATATATCTTTTTACTAAATAATTACTATCTAACCACTTATTATATTTTTGTCCTTCTATAAGAATATTCTTACATTGCGGATTTGCATATTCATCTCCAACAATATATATATTATCATATTTAATTTTTAAATTTTTTTGTATTAACTTAATACACATATCAAGTTCATCAGTTCCGCAAGTATTTCTAAAAGGTATTACAATATTCATTAAATTCCCCTCCCTTGTTATCATATTAGATACCAGTATCTGGTGGTTCAGGTGTTTCTTCTGGTTGAGTAATTATAGGTTCTTTTTCAATTTTTTCTCAACTTCCACTTACTATAATTATTTTATTATTTTTTTTATTTTTTGTCCAGCCGGAAAATGTATATACATAATTTCCTTCTTCTACCACATCTCCTACTTTATAAGAGTCGTCTATTACAACAGTTTCTTTGGTATAAGCACCATCTTTATATCCGTGATTATCCATAGGCAACACAGCACTATTTGGTGAATTTTCTCAAGTATATATTACATGTACATTCTTACTAAATACATAATGATATTCAACAGTAGTATTATCATGAATTAAAGTAATAGTAGTTGCGCGAGTAGGTCAAATAATTATATCGTCGTATGTTTCTCCTATTTGTGAGTTTCCGCCATCTATACTTGTATAAGCGACTTCCCAAATTCCATCATCATATCCTTCTATCTCTTGGTCAAGCAATGGTTGAATAGTATATTGTGTTCCAGCTATAGCGTATTCATCTTTTGTAACAATTTCAACGCTATCAAAAATATGTTTTACAATAAATTGATATTTAGTTTCAGTAGTTGGGTTTCCGCCAATACCAAAACAAATAATTGCTAATAAAGCAAATATTTTTTTCATAACCTAAACCTCCTATATTAATTTTCTTAAGGGGTAAATTGTTTTTTTTGTTAAATAACTCTTCTAACTCCCATAACAACCATACCACCGGTAACAGGTGTTACACCAATTCCTTTAGCAGGTGTTCTGGCATGAATTATTTTTCCATTACCTATATATATAGCAACATGAGTAACACTTTGTCCTCCATTTGTACTATATAATATTAGGTCTCCAGGCTGTTTATCATTAAATGAAACTGCCTTACCGAATGTAGCTTGTGAAGCCGCGTTACGCGGAAGATTTACTCCAAAATGTTTATATACACTTTGAGTAAATCCGCTACAATCAGCACCATTAGTTAAACTAGTACCCCCATGTACATAAGGATTACCGTTAAACTGCAAAGCGTAATTAACAACATCTTGTCCTTTAACACCTGTTGGTGTATAACTATATGTTGTTGTTGATGCTGATTTTTTTGCGGCAGCCGCTGCTGCAGCTTTACGCGCTGCTTCTTCTCTTGCTCTTTTCTCAGCTAAAGCTTTCTCATATGCAGCTTTCTTTTCCGCAATCGCTTTGTCTAGAACCTCTTGAGAGGTTTCTTTGTTTAAACTATCTCTTTTTATATTTTCAGTATAGTTTATATTTCCATATTTTGTTATCTCTGTCAAAAATTGATTAGCAAAATCTTGGGTTTTAAAATAATATACAATATTATCTTTTGTTAAAGTATAATACTCAGTAGTAAATATATAATTTTCTATTATTCTTTCTTCTATTGTTTGATTATAATTAATATTATATAAAGAATTATACTCTGCATTTACAAGAGGCGGGATATATCTAGCTTGAACATTTACATATCCAAACTGTTTTTCTATCTCTTGAATTTTTGTATTAACTACTTTGTCTAAGAAGTCTTGTTTTTGTTGTTCTGTTAAAGTTATATGTGTTATAGCGTTTGTTGGAGCAGAATCCATAAACCCTAAAAACATTGGAACTATTAAAATCGCTAAACCTATAAATATAACTTTTTTATTATCCCTTAATACCCTCAACGGGGAGGGTAAACTAATTTTATCTTTTATTTTCATATAATCTCCTGTTTAACAAAACAATTTAACACCCTTAAGGTGAGTAAAAAGATATAAAATATCTTTAACCCCATTTTTAAAAAATTTATATAAAGTAATTATTTCACAATGGCGGTGCGTACGGGACTCGAACCCGTGACCTCCTGCGTGACAGGCAGGCGTACTAACCAACTGTACTAACACACCAATAAAAAGACAAGGCACTTAAAAATCTCCTGCTTTTACATCAAAAAAGTGATAATTCCTAAAAAGATTTGCTGTATATGCCTTTGACAATATTATAAACAATCATGGTGCAGGTTCTAGGATTCGGACCTAGGACCCTTCGCGTATCAGACGAATGCTCTAACCAAACTGAGCTAAACCTGCATTGGTGACACATGCGGGATTTGAACCCACGTATCGCTGCGTGAAAGGCAGCTGTGTTTACCACTTCACCAATGTGCCATATGGAGCGGATGATGGGAATTGAACCCACACATCTACCATGGCAAGGTAGTATTCTACCACTAAATCACATCCGCATTGGAGCAGATAGCGGGAATTGAACCCGCGTCATCAGCTTGGAAGGCTGAGGTTCTACCATTAAACTACATCTGCATGGTGCCGAAACCAGGACTTGAACCCGGAACCTACTGATTCATTGCTACATCGATTTCTCATTGTAGTCTGGACTTTCTCTTTTCCATATCTTTCGACTTAGGAATTCCGTATAAAGTCTCTACACTCGAAGAATTAATCTTCTAGCTCGGGATTGTCATAAAGAGAATATTTTTTTCTATCTTTTCTACCGTTTCCTTTATTTGCACCTTTGTAAGTTGCAGTTAAAGAATGGCAATTAGGACAAATTAAATCTAAATTATCTTCATTATTATTAAGATAATTTCCATCAATATGTTCTATTTCAAGAGGAACTAAACCTGTATAAGGATTTACTTCACTCCATCCACATCTTGAACATTGATTATTAAACTTATCTTTTAAATATCTGCGGATATGGTCTGAAACTTGATATTTACCTTTTAATCCTGTTTCTTCTCCATTTTTCCATCTTTCAATCCAAAGTTTATGTTGATAATCAGCTTGACACTTATTATCACAATACTTTCTAGTTTTCAAAATTTCTTTACCGCAGTTAAGACAATTCATAATTATTCTCCTCTTAGATTTCCCCGAATTAGCGGAATTTTCAATACAAGTTTCCCTGTAAGGTTGCAATTTTTTACAAATCAGTTGCTCTACCAATTGAGCTATTTCGGCGTATCGAGGAGATGACGCATCATTTTTATTTTTTATTTGGAACCGGCGTCTCCTTGCGTCTACCTATGCTTTTTTTATACCGTTTAATATATATGGAAGTAGCATATAACTTAAATGGATATGCGTCCATATCCGCCGCAAATTACCCCTTGGGCAATAAGCAATATCAGCACGAACTTTCCTAATTTATATAGCGGTGTTCAGCCTCCGTGCATCCCTGGTCCCGCATCATTTATATCAAGACACGAATTATATTTAATGGACTCGAACCATTTAAAAAGTATTTGCAGAACTCTTTTTTTACCTAAAATAAATTTTGCTGCGTGTGTCTTTTAACCAAAAGTCAAAGCGCCAATTAGTATCCAAGTTACAAGTTTGGGCTAAATTTGCTGCAAGCGCTTTTTAATATATATAATAAACAAAGCACAACATTAAATATCCAATAAAGCGTGGGTTTTTAATTCAAAATTGCTGTATGTGCTTTTATTCAGGCATAGAAGTTTTTTTAGTAATTTCTACACTGAATATTTTATTATTATTTTTAAAAGAAATCAATTTTCCACTATTGCTTGTCATATTAATTCCACGGTCTACTAATGCTTTTCTAATTTCATCTACAATATAATCTTTAGTAGTATCTCTATATGCTTTTTTGTGGTCATCAACAAGCATAGATTTAACTTCTTTTAATTTCAAATCATATATTTTATCATCAATCAATAGCAAGTTATATATGCCATCCCCACTCATTGAGTATTTGCGCATATATCTATCTTCACCAAAAATTGGCTTTAAGAAATCATGCCCAAATGCATAATCATAATCTTGCATATTGTTTGTATTGTCAAAAAATTTCTTCATATTTATCACTTCCTATATATATTATATTATATTTTTTAAAAAATATCAATAAAGATATATATAAAGAGCTATGCACAATTACACCAGGACCTGCTCTATAAAGGAAGGAAGCATCTAATTTTTTATAGAGAATTAAATGAAAAACTCTGTGTATAATAATTCCAATTATTATCTCTTGGTACTCCCGCATAGACTTGAACTATGATGACTCGCGTATAAGACGAGCGCCCTAACCATTGGACGACAGGAGCGTATATAATGGTGTTCCCACTAGGATTTGAACCCAGACCTCGTGGTCCGTAGCCACGTGTTCTCTCCATTAGACTATAGGAACATTGGTGGAGTCGATGGGAATTGAACCCATGTCCTAAAAAAGTATCCATTAGAAATCTCATTCTTACCTTACAAGTTTTGTATATTTCATAGGAACTCAAACTCTCTACCAAATATCAATCTCAAGAGCCGGCTATGCATAAGTGTTTATTGTGGCGGTTGGCATAGTAACTGGCACACAATAGCAATCTTTGAAGTTAATACGACTAGGTTTTTTCTGAGTGCGCTGATACTAACCTAGAAGCTGCTTAACATTACGCGAATGAAACTCTATTAAAAGAGAATAAAGATTTAACTTTATTAGCAATTTTGTTTAAAATGTTTCCATTTATTTTTAATAATGCCTTTTGAGTAACTGCCTACTACTTGTATTCTAATGCTTTCCTTCTCCAGTCGAAACCAGTCGACCCCATGCTTTAAAACTACTATGCGGGAACCCGACCTAGGTGCGTAACCTGCTCAAAGGCTCAGTCATCTGATTCCCGCATAGAGGGCTTAAAGCCCCCAATCACATTATAATAGGAAGGTTTTGTGATATAGGTAGCCATAAGCAAGATTTGAACTTACATCTCTATTTCTAGTGTTTTACATTAAACTATTATGACATATAAAATGGCTGTTGATGGCAATATAATATGTTTCAATTATCTCTTTGGCAACATTTAAAGTCTACTACTACCCAAGACTACCGAAAAATCACTTATGGTGGAGAATAGCGGGATCGAACCGCTGACCTCCACATTGCAAGTGTGGCGTTCTCCCAGCTGAACTAATTCCCCATAAACACAGCATTTATACACCCGCTGCTAGGCTGGTTTTATGTTACTTTTTTAAGGGGTTAGAACATCACCACCGCAGTATCCCCATATTAACTAATTGGTTCCAGAAGCTAGATTCGAACTAGCGCATGCGAGAGTCAAAGTCTCGTGCCTTACCGCTTGGCTACTCTGGAATAAATGGTAGCGGGAGATGGATTCGAACCACCGACCTCTAGGTTATGAGCCTAGCAAGCTGACCACCTGCTCTACCCCGCGATATATAATACAGACCCAAACTCATTTCTACAGCCTGTCGCCTATCCTTAAAACACTACCTCAATAGGGTTTCCATTTTGTTTTATAATTATTTATCAAAATCTTGAATTTCTTTTTTCGCAACCTTGTCCTTATTTTTGTCTTTGTTTATCCTATTTCCAAGACACCACGGACAGCCGCCATGATTTCGACATGAGCGGCACACTGCTTTAGCACCTTTATAAGGTTTTCTGTGTTCCTTCCCATGTTCTATTGCTTTATTTAGAGCCATTATGCTCACCTCCTATTATGAGGTAGCTTTTTTACAATGCTCCTTATACCAAGCCTCTCCAGCATCTTTTAACTCTCTACCTTTTGGAGTTAAATATTTAAGTGCTAGAGGATTTCTTTTTAATTTTTTATTTGTTTTACCTTTTTTATCTAAATTGAATTGAGTAATACTGAAATGTGCTTCTCCATTTCCAGATTTTCCTCTTCTTTTTGCCATACTTTAATGACACCTCTTTCTTTTTTTTACACTTATATTATATAATATTTTTTTAAAAAAATCAATAAAAGAATTTGCGGTTTCCGGTTCTGGCGCATGTATCGAAATACATGAACAGATACCGGCCCCGCGCGTTCATATTTAATTATATAAACCATAAAACTATTAAAATTCTTTTATATGTAAAATATATGTAGCATATTTGCTGCAGACCAATTTTCTAGAACGCAACTTAATTGAGGAAGTTCCGCCTATTGAAAGTGTTATTCACTTAACTGCATTAAATATATATATTTTAGCACATAATTAAATCTCTTTTCATTTTACTTTATTACATAATACAAGAAGCGGTTCACATTTAGATTATATTAGATACAGTCTTTTTGCTGTCTACTCCTCTTAAATATAAACACTTGAGCAATTAGTTTAAACACTAGCACCACGAGAAGGTTTGCTCATGCTAGCACTGGAGACAAGAATCAGATTCGAACTGATGACATATACTGAGGTTGCAGCTCAGCGCCTTAAACCACTTGGCTATCTTGCCATGAATTGAGGTATATTAGAGTAATAAACAATATGTTTATTAGATTATTCTATTTCTATTTCCTTTTTAATTTTTTCTTCTTTTTTTATTTTATTAGGGATTGTTATATATAACAAACCATTTTTTACAGTTGCCTTGATTTTAGATAAATCTAATTTATTTTCATCAAGAGTAAACTTAGAATTGATAGAATATTCTTTACCAGTAATGCTATCTTTTGTTTTACCTGTTATAATAATTTGCGCAACTCCATTAACGTATTCAGTAGAAATCTTTAAATCGGCTTTATCAATTCCTACAATATTATGAGTAATAATTGTTGCTTTATCATTTTGAGAAACAGAGTAAGGATGCATATCCTTTTCTTCTCTGTTAAAACTATATGCTTTTTTGTCCCAATCTAAAGGGAAAAAAGTATCTATTAATAAATCTAAATCTGACATACTAAGACCTCCTTAAAAAACAGTCTAATATACCTCACATTATATTATATCATAAAAATTTTACTGTGTCAAATTTTCTTGAGGGTTATTTTCAATGATGATATAATTGCGTTTAATGTAATCTTCAACATCTTTATTATCTGTATACATTCTGTGCTTATTCCCCATATCGTCTATGTAATCAATAATTTTTGTATTATCTTGTTGCTTATTTTCTTTTTCTTCCATAGTAAAGCCCTCCTTATTCATATATAATAATTATATAATAATTTTTATTAAAAATCAAAAAGAATGGATAAACCATTCTTTATAAATTACCAATTTGTATATATATCAATAGTGCCAGAATCGCAACCTGAATCATATACTTTACCCATACCAAGAGAAGTTTCAACAATAGTACCTTTAGGATAATCACTACTAGCTACACAAATATAATTATCTATATCTCTAATAGTGCCATCTTCTGCAACATGTCTACCAGGTATTTTCAAACCCCCACCAGGCAAAACTTTTTGAGAATACCAAGTTTCTTTATGCCCATTAAAATAATTAACACCTTTACTTTTAGTTAAAACCCCTGTATTAGTAGACTTTTTTTTTAATGCAGCTACCTCATCTGATAATTGTTGTTTCTGCACTTCTAATTCTTCAATCTGAAATTGGTTTTCTTGAATGATTTTGTCTTTTTCTTCTAATTGTTGTTCTAATTCTAAAATATAATTATTTTTTTCTATTCCAATATTATAACACTCTTCAGCATTTGCTTCTTTTTGAATAATTTGTTTTTTTAATCTATTTATTTCTTGATAACCTAAATTATATATAAGTATTCCTAATCCAAATAATATTGATATACAACCAACTATTATAAGAATTTTTTTAATTAATTTTTTCATTATATACCTAAAGCTTCCATCATTCTTTTTAGGTTATCTCTTTCTTCATTACTAATTTCTGTTTTTTCAACAGGCTGTACAGTTGCGGAAGTGGTTGCTACTGAAGTATTCTCCCCAGGCAAAGCATTCTCTCCTCCAACTTCAACATTTACTTTAGCACATGTAAGCGCACATTTAATTTGTATATTTTCTCCCTCTTCAACATAAGGTATTCTAATTTCTTTATCATATATAAAACTACTAGGAAATACTTCTAATATTTTTTTAATAATTTCTTCTTTTGCTATTGCTCCTTTAGCCACTATTCAACACCTCCTATAGTATTCATATATACTTCTATAAACATCTCTACATATCTTTCTGTATCATCTATTTTTTTAGAGTTTTTTATTCTTTGTAGAAGTTCATCTAACAATACATACTGTGCTACATATTCTTTTTCATTTTCTTTATTCATTTTTATTCTCCTTCATAAATTAAAATTAATATTACTAAACATATTGATACTATTCCTAGGCATATAAAATCTGTTAAATAACTAAACATTATCTTTATCCTTTTCTATTCTTACGCCTATTTTCTCTAATGTTCCTGCCGTTTCTTGTATTAATTCACATATATGGCAAGGGTCGCCACGAAAACATCTCTTTCCACATTTTGCTCTTGTTTCTCCAAACCTAGGTAATATATATCTACTATCTAAGTCAGTATCTAATCCACTTATTATTTCCGCTAAATTACCAAACCACTCTTGTTTATTTTTATATATCTCTAAATAATTTAAACAAATTGTATCTTCATAAAGAAATTCACATACATCAATATATGGTTCATAATCTTTTATATCTTCTGGTCTAATAAAAAATCTTTTTAATGCAGGTATCTCTGAAGATATTGCTTGAGCTATATTTGGATATGTTCTAAGTCTTATGTCTTTTTCTTTTGCCATTTTAGATATTTTATCTAATTCAAAACATAATGCTTCAACTACATAAATATCAGAAACACCACTATTTAATAAAACATAAAATAAATCTATATTATTTACATATGTAGAAAAAAAGTAGTTTTTAATATTATTTTCTTGTAATATATTTTTTATCTCAGTATCATATTGCGGAAATTGGATATATAAATTAGGATATTTTTCATTTAATTCTTTCAAAAAATTAATTCCTAATTCTTCTTTTATGTTAATTTTATCTAATATTCTAAAATTAATTCTTTTATCTTTATAAACTTCTAAAAACTTAACTAATGTTACATCATCAGGATTATAATCAATAGTTCATTCATCAGCTTCATTAATAAGTTCACTATTATAAGTATGTTTATTATAAGGTAAACAATATTTCATATCTTTTCCTCCTTTTATATTATTATATCAAAAAAAAGAAAAAAAGTCAATAGGCATAGATTTATCTAGCACAATACTTTTTTATCTCGTTTATAATATAATTAACATCATCTTGAGTTAAACCATCATCATCAAAACTAATGTTAACAGAACCACTTTTAACACCACTTTGGTCTATTTTATATTTTAAATCATTTATAATTTCTTTTACTTTTATTTGTCTATCAATATCATCCATGATAACACAATCCCAACCATTTAATTTTCCTGTTCTAAATGTTTTACCAATTTCTCTTACATCAAAATCAAACATTTGCGCACCTCCTAATCATCAAAACTAGCATAATCAATTAATACTGGCTTTCCATTCCAATATCCTATATTAGCTGCCCTTAAATCTCTTATAAAATGTTTTTTAATAAAGTTTTTTAGTGCCATAAAATAATCAAAACCGTGTAATTTAAAGAATTCTACTTCCCATATAGAATTTATATGATAGAAATCATTTTCCTCATTTAATGACTCAATATTTTCTCTTTCTTCTTTTGAACTTTTGCTTTCTTTTTCGTGATATTGTTCATAAGATAAATTTTCAAGTATTTCAGCATAAGGTTGAATATATATTGGATATCCATTTATATCTGTTAAATATTTTGTTGGAAGAAATGCTTCTTCTACATCAGCTTCAACAGCCATTTCATATCGGTTAGCTTCTTGACTACAATAGTCCCATTCATTATCCCCTTCTTGAACTGCGCATAACTCATATCCATCACAATAGTTAAAAGGTATTTTAATAACAAAACCTAATTCTTTAAATGCTAATACCCCTTTTGAACAACCGTTAAATGCTTTAAAAGGTTTATTATAATGTTCTTTAAATATACGAGCAATATTATCATAAAAACTATCATCAGTATAATCTAAATCTTCATCAAATATACAGTATTGTAATGCATCTAGTATTTCTTTCATTTCTGGACTTTCAATATCATATTTCATTTTTATCAACTCCTTTATTTATTTACATTTATATTATATTATTATTTATTTAAAAAATCAATTAAAAGTTTTTATCAAGATTTTGCAAAATTTGATTGACTTTTAAGAAAATTTTTCGTATAATGTATGTATAAGGAGGGATAATATGTTGTTTGATAAAGAGAATTTTACATATGATAATCATGAAGTATTATGATATACTGATAGCTTTTTATGTTATATACCAACAGAAGATGAATTATATAATTTAACTTTTGAAGAATTTGGTGGACTAACTGCGCTAGATGTTAGATACTTTGTATCAATATGTAAAAGTAATGATAAAAGTTTATTCTTTGACAAATCAATTCAAATCAACCCAAAATATTACGATTGTGTTTTTGAAATCTTAAATAATAATTTTGCTTTAATTATAAATGATAAAAATAAAATAATAAAAATTAAAGAAAAAATCAAAGAAGTAATTTTAATGGCGATAGATACATCAAGAGGTAATGTAGAAGATTTTATCAGTGCGCTCAATGAGAATGAATTAGAAGCACTAAAATATATAATTAAAACATTTAATTGTGCAGATTTTTATATAAGTGTTCATAAAGAAAGTCAAGAAACAGATATAACAGGAACTACTTATAGAAACTTATTTTATAAGTTGAAAGAGTATCAAATTGCAACTGTAGAGTCTGCAGGTGTTAAAGGTACACATATAATATTTCACAGTTTTACAAAATTAAAAAATTTGTTATAATTATTATATAAAATGAAAAAGAGGTGATAATTATGGCAAGATTTCTTGGAAGTCATTTCTTTTGTACCAAGTGCGGAAATGAAGGCATCCCCGTACAAAGAAAGAAAGGTCAAGAACGAAGTGGAGGACATCTAAAGAAATTATATTGTATTTATTGTAAAGAAGAGGTTAATCATGTTGAAATAAAAGAAAATGATAACTATACCTATGAAGATTTTCGTGAAGAATATGAATTAGGGCGTTTCAAAGAAGGCAATAGAGAAAATATAAATGATTTAACATTATGTACTAATAATGAATGTCCATTTAACAAAGAGGGCAAATGTTGGAACGCAAATGAAACTTATGAATGCGGATACCGCCCAATATTCAAGGAGGAATAATAAATGAAAGTGCAAATAGCAACAATCAATTCTAATTATGATGATACAACTGGACTTTCAAAAACAACTATTCTTACAGATTTAGGTTCTTTTGAAGGTATTGCAAAATTACATCCAGATGATGTGCCTTATGCATCTCATTATGCTGGTTGTAGATTTGCTGAACAAAGAGCATTAATTAAGTATGCTAAGATGAAAGTTAAAGTAATCAATAGTCAATTAGAAGTGTTAAAAAATATATCTAATGAATTAAGAAATAAAAAACATTATAAAGAAAATAATGGTACAAGATTATTAGAAAAAAATATTTATATATTAGAAGATGATAAGAAATATTTCGCAGATACTGCTAAAAGACTTGCTGAAAAATTAAAAGAAGATATAGAAACTAGAGATAAGTTCTTAAAGGAAAGAGAAGAAAAGAAACAAAGTAATGAATAATTACTTTGTTTTTTAGATTGGAGATGATATTATGATTGAAATATATACAGATGGAAGTGCTAAAAATAATGGTTCTGAAAATAGTTTCGGAGGTGTTGGTATATGCGTTATAAGCCAGGGAAAAGTTCTCTTAGCCGCATCATATCAAGAGCAAGGAGCAACAAATAATCAAATGGAGTTAAAAGGTTTAATATATGCTTTACATTTAGCGCAAACTACATATGCTTTTGATATATGTAGAATTAAAAGTGATTCTGCCTATTGTGTAAATATGTTTAATGATTGGATAGAGAAATGGTGCGCTAATGGATGGACTAGAGCTGGTAATAAAAGTATAGAAAATTTAGATTTGGTTAAAAAATTATATGAATATAAAAAAATTAATTATCCTAATTTTAAAGTAGAAAGAATTCCTGGACATGCAGGAGAATTAGGAAATGAAATTGCGGACGCTCTTGCAACGAATGACCGAACAAAATTAGAAAAATTATTTTTATTAAATGATATAAACCCCGTTGAAATAAAGAATATTGACTTACATTAAAAATTATGATATAATATAAGAGTAAAATTATGAAAGGAGAGAAATATGAACGATAAAAAACTTTATAATGAGCATTCGATTGAATCTTTATCGCCTCTTGAGTTTACTCGTCTAAAACCTGGTGTATATGCTGGAGATACAACATATTCAACTCAACTTTTAGTAGAGATAATTTCAAATGCGGTAGATGAATATCGTTTAGGACATGGAAATAAAATAGATGTTAAGATAAATAATAAAGATAAAGAAACAACAATTCGTGTAAGAGACTATGGACAAGGTTTTATTCCTAACTCATTTAGAGAAGATGGTAAAACAATCTTAGAAGCTGCATTTAGTGTATTAAATACATCTGGTAAGTATCGTGAAGATGGTACCTATGAAGGAACTTCATTAGGTAGTTTTGGTATTGGTTCAAAAATTACAACATTCTTATCACACCGCCTAGAAGTTACAACATGGAGAGATTCAAAGTATGAAGCGGTTCGTTTTAATGAAGGTGTTTTTGCTGAAAGAAAAAATGGAACTTATAACCAAAAAGAATTAACTGGTACTGAAGTTTATTGGGAACCAAGTGAACAATTCTTTACACATACATCAATAGAAGAAAGCAAAATAAAAGATTTATTTAATACAATTACTTGCTTATGTCCAGGGTTGACTATTAACTTAGATATAGATGGCGCAACTACTAAATATTATTCTGAACACGGTATTAATGATTTAGTAGATGAAGCTGTTAGAAATAAAGAGATTATAAATAGTAGATTTAATATGAAGTTTGAAAGTGGTAAAGAAAAATTAGATATGGTATTAACATATACTTCTAATTATTCATTAACTTTAATTCCTTATGTTAATACAGGTTTAACTGAAAAAGGTCCACATATAACTCAAGTTAAAACTATTATTACTCGTGAGTTTAATAAATTCTTTAGAGAAAAGCAGTGGCTTAAAGAAAAAGATGAAAACTTAACAGGTGACGATGTTCAAGAGGGAATGTATATTGTATTTAATATGACAGCCCCTAATGTTGCATATGATGCGCAAGTTAAGTCAACAGTAACTAAATTAGATATGTCTACATTTAGTTCCGCTATTAGTGAACAACTTCAAATATGGTTATCTAATAACGAAAAAGAAATTAAAATCATCTTTGATAAAGCAATAGCCGCAAGAAAAGCGCGCGAGGCTGCTAAAAACGCCCGTGAAAGAGTAAGAGAAAATAATAAGAAAAAAGAGAAAGCATTAAAATTTGATAGTAAGTTAGCAGATTGTTATTCAAAAGATAGAAGTAAATGTGAAATTTACATTACAGAGGGTGATTCTGCAAGTGGAAACTTAAAGTCAGCCCGTAATAATGAATTTCAAGCTGTAATGCCTGTTCGTGGTAAGATACTTAACTGTCAAAAAGCAACATTAACACAAATACAAAAAAATGCTGAAATAATGACAATGATTGATGCTTTTGGATTATATATCGACCCTAAGACTATGAAAGTTACATATGATAAAGATAGTCTTAGATATGGTAAGATTATAATCGAATCTGATGCCGATGTTGATGGAGCGCACATTAAGAACTTATTCTATACATTTATATGGAATTTCTGCCCTCAATTAATTCAAGATGGGTATATATATGCTGGTGTACCACCATTATATAAAGTAACAATAGGAAAAGAATATAAATATATAAAGAATGATGAAGAACTTGAAGCGTTTAAGAAAACAATAGGTGATAAAAAGATACAAGTAAATCGTATGAAAGGTCTTGGTGAAATGTCAGTTGATGAAACTGAAGAAACACTTACTGACCCTGAAAATAGAATTATAAAACAAATTACAGTTGAAGATATTGAAGCTGCTGATGAGTTATTCGATGATTTAATGGGAACAAAAGTAGTTCCAAGAAAAGAATTTATTAGAATTCACAGCGCGGAAGGGGGATTATACAATGCAGAATAATGATTTATTAAATGAATTAAGCACTAACTTTATTGAATATGCAGTTGCGGTTAACTCCGATCGTGCAATCCCTGACTCAGCTTGTGGTTTGAAACCAGTTGCCCGCAGAATTTTATGGGGAGCTTTTGAAAAAGGTTATACATTTAGTAAACCGCATGTTAAATCAGCTAAAATAGTTGGAGATGTTATGGGTACATATCACCCTCATGGTGACTCATCTATATATGGCGCTCTTGTTAGATTATCTCAACCTTGGGTTATGAGATACCCTCTAATAGATTGGCATGGAAGTAATGGTAACATTGATGGTGATGGACCTGCGCATATGCGTTATACAGAAGCAAGACTTTCAAAACTTGCTGAAGATGGTATGTTATTTGGTATAAAGAAAAGAAATGTTGATTTTATACCTAACTATTCAGAAGATACTGAAGAACCTGTAACATTACCTGCTATATTCCCTAACCTATTGTGTAATCCAAACACAGGTATTGGTGTAGCGATGGCATGTAATTTTGCTCCACATAATTTAAAAGAAGTTGCGCAAGCAATTCATGATTATGCTGATGGTAAAGAACCTATGTTACCAGGGCCTGACTTTCCAACAGGAGGAGTTGTTATTAACAGTAATGACATACCTTCTATTATGAGAACTGGTCATGGTACAGTAAAAATTAGAGCAAAATATAAAATAGAAAAACAAAATATTATATATTATGAGATACCATACGGAACTTCAACAGAGGCTTTAATTGCGGAAATAGGTAAAGTTGCTGAAAATGATATTCCTGAAATAGAAAATATCCGTAATGAAAGTAATAAAAAAGGTTTAAGAATAGTAGTTGAATGTGAAAAAGGAGTAAATCCTGAAGCTATTGTTAAAAAATTATTCTCATTAACTGATTTACAAAGTAGTTTCTCATACAATCAAGTTGCCCTTATTAATAAAACACCAACAGAAGTAAATTTAAAAGATTGTATTGAAATATATATGAACCATAATATTGAATGTTTAATTAAAGAATTAGATTTCGATTTAAAGGCTGCTGAAGCACGTTTAGAGATTGTTGATGGATTAATTAAAGCATTAGAAGATATTGATAATATAATTGCTTTCATTAAAAAATCTGAATCTAGCGCCGCAGCAAAAGATGGGTTAATTAAAGAATATAAATTTACTGAACCTCAAGCAAAATCAATTGTTGCTATGAGATTGGGTAGTTTAGCTAAATTAGAAAAAATTGAGTTAAATGAAGAAAAAGCAGAATTAACAAGTAAAATAGAAGAACTTACAAAAACATTAGGGTCTACAACTTTACAACAACAAGTAATTCTTGAAAGATTAGATAGTTTAGTAAAGAAATACGGAGATGCAAGAAGAACTGAATTAACTCATATTGAAGAAACAAAACAAGAAAAAGAAATAGCTACAGTTATCCCTGAAGATGTAGTAGTAATATTATCTCAAACAGGTGATATAAAGAGAATTCCTAAAGCAAGTTTTAGAACACAGCGCAAAGGCGGCAAAGGAATCAAGACTGCGGATGAAGCAATTATGGCTACTATAAAAACTAATACAACTGATACATTAATGATGTTTACAGATAAAGGAAAAATGTATAGAATATTAGTTGATAAATTACCAGTTGGAACAAATGCTTCAAAAGGTGAAAATATTGCTAAATTAATCATGCTTGAGCCAAGTGAAAAAGTAATTGCTATCACTAATTTAGAACAAGAGCATAATGCGAAATATGTAGTATTTATAACAAAACAAGGTTTAGTAAAGAAAACATTGTTAGAAGAATATATTAAAACAAAAAGAAATTCAGGTATTGCCGCAATCAATATAAAAGAAGGCGACAGTATTGCGAATATTGAATTAATGAACGAAGAAGACTTAATCTTAGTTACAAAAGATGGATATTCAATTCATTTTGAAACTAAATCAATAGAACCAATAGGAAGAGTAACTGCTGGACTTAAAGGAATTAAACTTGGAGACGGTGATGAAGTAGTTGCGGGAATTCCTGTTAGAGATAAAAATCAAACATTAGCAGTATTTAGTTCAACTGGTAATGGGAAAAAGGTTGCGCTTGATGAATTCCCTATCCAAGGTAAGAATGGAAAAGGTGTTTATATATACAAATCAAGCCCAGAATCTGGAGTTGTAGTCGGTGTAACCGCAATTAATGAAGATGATAGCATACTATTGATTGGTAAAAAATCTATTTGTATATCAGCAACTGAATTGCCAAAATTAGGTAGAACAGCTCTTGGTAATATTATGATTAAAGATACACAAGTTAATTCAATAGTTAAATTATAGGAGGATACATATGAACCGTGGAACACAACATGTAAGCATCCCACTAGAAGAATATAAAGAGCTATTAATTATTAAAGGAAGATATGAAGAATTAAAAAACAAAACTAATATAACATGGACTCCGCCACCAAAAACAACAATTACATATACAGGACCTGATGGTAAAAAAGTGTCTATGCCAACAACTCCATACAAAGTAACTTGCTAAAAGTTACTTTTTTGTTTTTTTATAAAAAATATGATATAATATTTATATAGAAAGGAGAATAGCGAATGAATAGTGATATGATAGTAGATTATTATATTAGTCATAATGCTACATTAGCTGAAGTTATCCAAGTAAGACAATATCTAGATGAATTAATAGACGACTCAAAGAAACTAGATTATTTATATGCTTATGGCGTAGATAATTGGTCTGGATATAGTGAAGCTATGCATGATTTATATAATATAGAAGATGAAGAGGAGGAATAATCATGGAACAGATGCAAGAACTTATTGAAAAATTAAATTATTATACTAAGTTATATGATGAAGGTCATCCAGCAATATCTGACCAAGATTGGGATAATATGTATTTTCATCTTCAAGAGTTAGAAAAAACAACTGGAATATACTTACCAAATAGCCCTACTCAAAAGATAGATTATAAAGTAGTTAATAAATTAAATAAGGTTCAACATAACCACCCTATGCTATCTCTTGATAAAACAAAAGATATAAATGAAATATTAAGCTTCATAAACAATAGAAGTTTTATTGGCATGGCAAAAATGGATGGTCTCACTTGTTCATTAAGATATATTAATGGAAAATTAGTATCTGCGGAAACGCGCGGAAATGGTGTTGAAGGAGAAGATATTTTACATAATGCTCTTGCAGTTAAAAATATTCCTAATAGAATTAACTTCACAGATGAATTAATTTTAGATGGAGAGATAATCTGTACCTATGAGAATTTTAAACCTTTTGAAAATGAATATAAAAACCCTAGAAATTTTGCTAGTGGTAGTATAAGATTATTAGATAATAAAGAAAGCGCATCAAGAAATTTAACTTTTGTAGTATGGGACGTGATTAAAGGTCTAGATTTTTGTAAAACACTATCTGAAAAATTATATCAATTAAAAGATATATTTAATAGTTTTACAATAGTTCCTTATTTTATAGGAGGAATTGGTAGCGATATCAATGATTTAGAACAACAAATAGAATTTATTAAAAAAGAATGTCAAGATTTAGGATACCCTATTGATGGAATGGTGTTTAAGCTAGATGAGTGCGCTGAATATGAAGCTGCAGGAAAAACAGACCATCACTTTAAAGGTGGATTAGCATATAAATTTTATGATGAAGAATATGAAACTACCCTTAAAGATATTGAATGGACTATGGGAAGAACAGGCGTATTAACACCAGTTGCTATACTTAACCCTGTTGAAATTGATGGGACTGAAGTATCAAGAGCAAGTTTACATAATGTGAGTGTTATGGAAGAAACATTACATGGAACAGGATGGATTGGTCAACGAATAAATGTAGCAAAAATGAATATGATTATTCCTCAAATTATGAGCGCTGAAGATAGTGCCCCAGATTATGAAGATGATTATTTACTCATTCCAATTACATGTCCTATCTGCGATGGTGTTGTAGAAATTATTCAAGAGAATGAAAGTAAAGTATTATATTGCACAAGCCCTAATTGTGAGGGTAAATTAATTAATAGAATAGACCATTTCTTTGGAAAGAAGGGATTAGATGCTAAAGGATTATCAAAAGCAACAATTGAAAAGCTCATTAACTGGGGATGGGTCAACAATATCTCTGACGTATTCAGACTTGATGCCCATCAAACCGATTGGCAAAAAAAGGAAGGTTTTGGAGTGAAGTCTGTTAACAATATTATCACATCCATCAGAGAAAGTTGCAATACTAACCTCGATGCCATCATTAGTGCAGCAGGAATTCCTTTGATTGGCCGAACAGTATCTAAGCAAATCGCAAATGAATTTACTACATACGAAAATTTTAGAGAAGCAGTACGCGCCGGTTATGACTTTACAAGTCTGGATGGATTCGGATATGAATTAAATAAATCATTAAAAAATTTTAATTATAATGAATTAGATTATATAGTTGAAAATTATTTAACAATTCAAAATAAAATAGAAGCAAATAATAATAATAAAAAATTAGAAAATCTAACATTTTGTATTACAGGAAAAATTACAAATTGGAAAAATAGAGATGAGTTGGTTAAATATATAGAAGACCTAGGTGGAAAATGTGTTAGTTCTGTAAGCGCAAATGTAAACTATCTAATAAATAATGATATAGAAAGCACCTCTGCTAAAAATAAAAAAGCAAAAGAATTAAATATTGAAATTATTGATGAGCAAACTTTTATAAAAAAATTTGACTTACAAAAATAATTTTGATATAATATATATATAAATAAAGATGAAGAAAGATTTTTATACATATTAAAATAATAAAAAAGTTGACAAAGAAAAAATTTTTTGATATAATATATATGTAATAAAAAGATGAAGAAACATCAAAAATATAAGAAAAAAGAGGAGAATAATACAATGTTAAGTGAAAACGCAAAATTAGTTTATGAATTCGTTAAAGCAAACGATGGAAAAGATATTACTGCAGCTGATATCGCTGAAGGAACAGGATTAGGAGTTAGACAAGTTAATGGTGTTGTTACTTCTGCATTCTGCAAAAAAGGATTAATGGAAAGAATTCCAGCTGAAATCGAAACTGAAGAAGGACACAAACCTATCAAATTAATCAGATTAACTGACGCTGGTAAAGCATTCGACCCTAACGCAGTAGAAGAAAAAGCTGAATAATTAGAAATAAACTAAAAGCTGGGTTATATACCTAGCTTTTTTCTTTTAGGAGATTTTATGTGATTATTTATATTTGGCGCAATCGCGCTAATAGTAGGTATAATTTTAATAATCATTGCAAGTAAACAAATAAAACTAACAAGAGAAAATAATGAAGAAATACAAAAAGAAATTAATGACTTAAATATCAAAAAAATTGAATTACAAAATGATATAGACAATGGTAGTGCTGTGATAATGATGCAAAAAACATCTTTACAGCAAATCCAAGAAACAGCTAAAAATAGTTTTGAAACTTATCATCAAGTATTAGAAAATCAATATAATGAAGCTGATAAAGAATATGATGAGTTATATGAACAATTAAAAAATGCATATGATACTTATCAAGACCAAATATTAAGCCTAATAAATCAAGAGAAAGAACAATTAGAAAAGTTGTCCGCAACTAGAAAAGCGGCAATAGAAGCACAACTAAAAGAAGAGGCTATTCAAGCAAAAGCCGAATTCTATTCTTTATCTCTTGATGAAATTGATTTACACGAAGCTAGAGTATTAACAAGTATTGAATCTGAGCTTCGAGATGCAAGACCAATTAGAATGATTGTATGACAAACATACTATTCAAAACGCGCTAATGATTTGGCGGCTAGAATATTAGAAACTGGTAATCCAGTATCTGGAATTTACAAAATAACAAATAAATTATCTGGTCTGTGTTATATAGGACAAGCGCGTGATATTCGTGAGCGTTGAAGAGAGCATATGAAATGCGGCCTTGGAATAGATACGCCCGCAAGTAATAAGTTATATCAAGCGATGAAAAAAGATGGTATAGATAATTTTACATTTGAGCTATTGGAAAAATGCCCTGTATCACAATTAGATGAAAAAGAAAGCTTCTATATAAACTTATATCAATCTAAAGAATATGGATACAACAGCACATCTGGAAATAAGAGATAAAATTGATTTTTTTAAATAATAATGATATTATATAATTGAAAGGAGATTTTATGATATTTAATAGAATAAACAAGAAGATAAAAAAATTACAAAAGTATTTAACTTCTGCACAAGATAAAATTAAATATGCAAAATTTATCAATAGAGAAATTATATTAAATGCAATTACCCCTGATACTGCGGAAGAGGTAGATAGTTTAATTAGATATTGGAATGATGAGGCAATCAAAAATGTTACTGATAGCGCATCTAAGAAAACAATTAAAATATATATTAACGCCACAGATGGAGATATAGCATCTGCATTAATGTTAGTTGATACAATAAAACTTTCAAAAGTATCAGTTGATACTATTAACATTGGCTATTGTTTAGGTAGCGCGATGTTAGTTTATTTGGCAGGGCATAAAAGATATGCTTATCCAAATGCAATATTCTCATATAAATATACAAACTTATCTGCGGAAATGGGCGCTGAAGAACAGGAACCACCTAGATTTAGCTTGGCATCAATCGACGAAGCGCGCCTTAACACAATTAAAAGTTTGTTTATAGAGAAGACTAAATTAAACGAAAGTAAATTTTTAAAGCAAATAAATAATGGTTTTTGGTTTACAGCTCAAACTGCTTTAGACCAGTTCATTTGTAATGAGATATTGAAAATACACTACTTGTCAAGCTAGACCTCGCATGTGCGCAGGTTTTTTGACAAAGTCATAAATTTTTGATATAATATTTATATATAAAAAAATATGAATAAAATTAAAGAAGGAGAAAATAGTTATGAAGAAAATGATTAACAGTGAAAGAGTAGAAGGTAGAATTTATCAACATAATTTAGTATTAAAGACAGTTCAAAACCCAGCATCTCAAAATCATGGTAAAGAGTTTATCTCTGGTAACCTTGAAGTAGCAACAGATGAAGCTGGTTTAAATATAGTTCCTGTTCATTTTACTTATGTAGTTGAAACAACTAGCAGTGGTAACACAAACGCAACATACACAAACTTGAAAAAAATCATTGATGGTGGTAAAACTTGGATAGCTAATGGAAAAGATGAAGCTATGAAAGTAAGAATTGACACAGCACTAGCTTTAAATGATTTCTATAATAACAATGATGAATTAATATCTACAAAAGTTAATGAAGGTGGTTTTGTAACTATTCTTAATGGTGAATTAGCCCCAGAAGGAGAAAGAAATACATTCTCAACTGATATGGTTATCACAAGTACAGTAAGAGTAGAAGCTGACCCAGAAAAAAATATTGAAAGTGATTATGTAAAAGTTAAAGGTGCAGTATTTGATTTTAGAAATAATCTATTACCTGTTGAATTTGCAGTAAGAACAAATGAAGGTATGGAATATTTTGAAGATTTAGGGGCAAGTCAAAATGAACCTGTATTCACAAAAGTATGGGGTAAAATAACTTGTAACTCAATCGTAAATGAAGTAAAAGAAGAAACTGCATTTGGAGAAGAAGCTGTAAGAACATTTGAAAGAAAAGTTAAAGAATGGTTAATCACAGGAACATCAAAAGTTCCATATGACTTCGGTGAAGAAGGAGTATTAACTGTAGAAGAACTTAAAAAAGCAGCACAAGATAGAGAAGTACGTTTAGCAGATATTAAGAAACGTAGAGATGAATATAATGCAAGTAAGCAAGGAGCTACACCTGCAACAGCAACTCCAGGAGCTGCAATCCCTACACAAACTGCAACAGTAGCTACAACATCAACAAAAACTTTTAACTTCTAATTTATAGGGGGTATATCCCCCTTTTATTCAATAAGATAGTAAAGGAGATATAATATGGCAATTAATTTATTAGAAATCAAACCTCATAAAGTTAGTAGAGATTTAAGCACATATATCACTTACATCTATGGTGCGGCAGGTACAGGTAAAACTACATTAGCATCTCAAATGGACAAATCATTATTACTTGCATTTGAAAAAGGTTATAACGCAATTCCTGGTATCATAGCTCAAGATATTTCATCTTGGGGTGAAATGAAACAAGTTGTTAGAGAATTAAAGAAACCTGAAGTAAAAGAAATGTTTAAATGTATAGTTGTTGATACTGTAGATATAGCTGCAGCATTATGTGAAAAATATATTTGTAATCAATTAGGTATTGAAAATATCGGAGATGGCGGATGGGCTGTTAATGGTTGGGCAAAAGTTAAAAAAGAATTTGAAGAAACTTTTAGAACAATTTCTCAATTAGGATACTCTCTATTCTTTATCTCACACGCAAAAGACAAAACATTCAAAAGACAAGATGGAACAGAATATAATCAAATAGTAACATCATTATCTACTGCTTATGATGAAATTATTAAAAATATGGTAGATATATTCGGTTATGCGCATAATGTAGTTCTAGAAGATGGAACATCTAAAGTTATGCTTACTCTAAGGTCAGCAGATAACTCTGTAGACGCAAAGAGTAGATTTAAATATATCGAACCTGAAATAGAGTTCAATTACCAATCTTTAGTTAAAGCATTAAATGATGCTATTGATAAAGAAGAAAAAATGAGTGGTAAAGCAGAATTATTTACTGATGAAAAAGCAGTTGTAAAAACATTACAAGAATTAGATTTTGACACAGTAAGAAATAGATTTGAAGAAATAGTCGGTAAAATAGTTAGCACTCATTCAGAAGAAGAAATGGCAAATGAATGGACACCTAAAATAACTCAAATCACTGAGAAGTATTTAGGTAAAGGTAAAAAAGCTAGTCAATGTACTAGAGACCAAGTTGAACAATTAAATTTAATAGTATTAGATTTAGAAGACTTGATTAAATAATTAAAAAGAAAGGAGAGAAGATAATAAAGTTCGTTAAATTATCTTCTCTTTTATTTACTATTAATATAGAGGTGATGACAATGGCTAAAAAGCTGGTTAAATGTAAATATTGTCAACAAGTTTTTGATAGAAATGCCGAGCCATTTGTAGATGTAGGCGGCAGAAGATATGCGCATAAAGAGTGCTATGATAAATATCAAGCATCAATTCCGCAACAGGAGCAAGAATATATGGCTCTTGAAACATATGTAAAGCGCCTATTTAAATTAGATACATTATCCGCAAAGATAAGAAAACAAATAAAAGATTATAGAGAAGACTATAATTATACATATTCAGGTATGTTAAAAACTCTTTATTGGTGGTATGAAATCAAAGGGAATACAACTGAATTAGCAAATGAAGGTATAGGTATTGTACCATTTGTTTATGATGACGCTTGTAAATATTATTATAATATATACCTTGCAAAATTAGCAAATGATGCAAGAGAAACATATCAGCCTGTTGTAACAAAAGTAGAGATAGCCTCTCCGCGCGTTTACATACAGCAAAACAAAAAACTATTTAGCGTAGAGGAGGAAGGTAAACATGAGTAGTAAATATGTAGATGTATCAGCAATTATACAAGTTATTGGTTGTATCTATCAAAACCCTGCTCTGTTAGATAATGAAAATTATTTCTTTCATGAAGATGATTTTACTGAAGAGTTCCACAAGATACTATTCGGTTCTATATATAATTTACATGCGCTTGGTGCAAAAGAAATCTCTGTTAATACAATAGAAGATTATTTAAAAGATAGACCAAAAAGTTTATCAGTATATAAATCTTATAAAGGAGCAGAATATTTAGATAAAATATCAACAAATATTCAACTTTCTACTTTTGATTATTATTATCAAAAGATGAAGAAAATGACTTTATTAAGAATGTATAGTAATGCGGGAATGGATTTATCTTGGCTATATGATGTAGACAATATTTTAGATGCTAAAAAGAAACAAGCACAAGAAGATTGGTTAGATAATTCATCTCTTGACACAATAGCTGATTTAATAGATAAAAAGATAACTGAAATAAGAATGAAATATGTAGATGACTCTAATGAAGATTTCATTCAAGCCGGTGATAAAGTAAATGAATTAATTGATAGTTTGCAAAAGCACCCAGAAGTTGGTTATCCAATGTACGGACCTTTTATTAATACAGTTACGCGCGGTGCTCGTTTAAAGAAATTTTATCTACGTTCAGCAGCTACCGGTGTAGGTAAAACACGTAGTATGATAGCGGATTCATGTTCAATCGCTTGCGATAGAATATATGATTCAGACCAAGGGAAATGGATTGAAAATGGAACTAAAGAACCTACTATGTTCATAACAACAGAGCAAGAAGTAGATGAGATACAAACAATGATGTTAGCTTTCTTATCAGATGTAAACGAAAGTCATATCATATATAACAACTATGAAGATGGAGAACTAGAAAGAGTATTATATGCAGCAGAGTTATTGAAAAAATGTCCAATTTACATTAAAAAACTTCCTGACTTTTCTATGAAGGATATTGAAAACACTATTAAATTTGGTATTCATGAATGAGATGTACGATATATCTTCTTCGATTACTTACATACGTCTATGAAGATATTGAGTGAAGTTACATCTAAAACAGGAATAAAAGGTTTAAGAGAAGATAATGTATTATTTATGATTTCTATTAAACTAAAAGATTTGTGTAATGAATATGGCGTATTCATATTAACAGCAACACAATTAAATGCTGATTATACAACAGCACAACAATATGACCAAAACTTGTTACGTGGCGCAAAATCAATAGCCGATAAAATAGATTTAGGTATGATTATGCTTAAAACAAGTAAAGAAGATAAAGAAGCCCTAAGAGAAGTTATAGCGCGCTTTAAATTTGAAGAGCCCGCAATTAAAATCTCCGTTTACAAAAATCGTAGAGGGCAATATAAAGATATATTATTATGGTGTAAGGCAAATCAAGGAACATGTAGAGTAATCCCTATGTTCGCTACTGATTACAATTATCAGCTAGTAGATTTACCTGATTTACAGATAAATGTTAATCCAAAGATGCAGGTTTCCGCTTTCTAATTGACTATTTTAATAATTTATTATATAATTATTATATATAGGAAAAGAGGTGTTTTTGATGGACAACCTTAAAGAATGGTCTGAAAACATCAAAAATAGTTTAACAATCGACCAAATCAAAGAATTGTTATACGCATTAGGCGGAGATCCTGTAATCAAAGGAGAACTAATAATGTCTAGAACTTTGTGTCATGGCGGAAATAGTCATAAGTTATATTATTATGATAACACAAAGTTATTTAGATGTTATACGGAGTGTTCAGATACCTTTGATGTTTTTGACTTTATTATAAAAATAAAAAAATTAGAAAATATTGAATATACATTAATGCAATCAATTAATTTTATAATAAATTTCTTTGGATTAAATGTTTCATTTAATAATGAAGTATATGCAAGCGCAGAAACTGACGATTGGAAGATATTAAATAATTATGAAAAGAAACAAGAAGAAAAAGAAGAAAGAATTATAGAATTTAAGTATTATGATGATGCAATATTAAAATATTTGCCTCGTCCTAAATTGCCAATCTGGTTGAATGAAGGTATTAGTCAAGAATCAATGAATCATTGTGGAATTGCTTTCGACCCCGTAGCTTGGGGAATAGTAATCCCGCACTATAACATTGATGGTAAATTGATTGGTATTAGAGAAAGAACTATGGTTAAGGAAGAAGAGGCAAATGGAAAATATAAACCCGCAATATTAAACTATCAAATGTATAATCACCCTCTTGGTTTTAACTTATATAATTTGAACAATAGTAAAAATAATATAAGAAAAATGAAAAAGGTTATAGTATTTGAAGGAGAAAAGAGTTGCTTATTATATCAGTCCTATTTTGGTATAGATAATGATATAAGTGTAGCAGTTTGCGGTAGTAATTTAACTAATTATCAAGTTCAGCTGCTTCAATCATTAGATGTGGAAGAGATAATTGTTGCTTTTGATAAACAATTTAAAGAAAGTGGCGATAATGAATTTAAAGGTTGGACGAAGAAATTAAAAGATATAAATAAAAAGTATAGTCCTCTTGTTAAAATTAGCTTTATGTTTGATAAAGATAATTTATTGGGATATAAAGACAGTCCTATTGATAGAGGACCAGATGTGTTTATGAAATTGTTTGAAAGGAGAATTATATTATAATGAGTAAACAAAAAAATGAAATAGTAGTTTCAGGTGGAATTGGTTTTCTTCCAGCATTATGTTTAATATTCATTACACTTAAGTTATGTAATGTTATTGATTGGAGTTGGTGGTGGGTATTAGCACCAATTTGGATACCTGTTGCTGCTATAATAGCTATACTATTAATAGTATTAATTGTATGGGGTATAGCATCATTGTTCAATAGATAGGAGGGTTAGTGTGAAGTATAAGTTAATAAATCCTATTAACCCTAAATACTCCACTATTGAACAAATATTAACTAATAGACATATCCCCGTTGAAGAAGTTGCGCATTATCTTAATACAACAGATGCAGATATAAGTAAACCAGAAGCTCTTGGACAAGATTGTTTAGTAGCTGCTGGACGCGCACTATTAACTCATATTAAAAATGGGGATAATGCTTTGGTTATTGTAGATTGTGACTGTGATGGTTTCACTGCGTCAGCAGTTTTAATAAATTACCTTCATGACCTCTTCCCAGCTTGGGTTGACAATAATTTAAAATGGTGAGTTCATGAAGGTAAACAACATGGTCTTAATGATTGTATGGAGTATATAGATAGTCATAATTTTCAATTGATTATAGTTCCTGATGCCGGATCTAATGATTATGATGCACATGCCGCATTAAAAGGTGAAGGAAAAGATATTATTATATTAGACCACCACTTAGCAGATAAGATAAGTGATGATGCAATAGTAATTAACAATCAATTAAGTGATTATAAAAATAAAGATTTTTCAGGAGTTGGTATAGTATGGCAGTTTTGTAGATACTTAGACCAACAATTAGGCGGTAATAATGCAGATAATTATATAGATTTAGTAGCTTTGGGTAACTGCGGTGATATGATGAGCCTAACATCGATAGAAACAAAACATATTATAACAAAAGGCTTTGAGTCAAATAATATTCATAATCCATACTTATATGAATCATGGCAGAAAAACAAGTTTAAATTAGGTGAACATCTTACATCAATAGGCGCAGCATTTTATATAGTACCTCTTGTAAACGCAGTTCAAAGAAGTGGAACATTAGAAGAAAAAGAATTGCTATTTAAATCAATGCTTAAGCATGAAGCTTTTGAAATGGTTCCTTCTACTAAGCGCGGACATGCGCCAGGAGAAATGGAAAGAATAGTTGACCAAGCAATTAGAACTTCTAATAATGTAAAAAATAGACAAACAAGAGAACAAGATAAAGCTATGGAAGATTTAGAGAAACAGATTAAAACTGATAATCTACTTGACCATAAAGTTATATTGTTTACTCTTGATGGCGGAGCTATAGATAGAAATATAGCAGGACTTATAGCAAATAAAATTGCAAACAAATATCAACGTCCATGTTGTATATTATTTGATACTCCAGAGGGATATCAAGGTAGTGCTCGTGGATACGAGATGACTGGTATAACTAATTTTAAAACTATATGCGAAGAGTCTGGCGCAGAATGGTGCCAAGGACATGAGAATGCATTTGGTATGTGTTTAGTGGCAGCGGCGGTTGGAGATTTCTTAACTAAGACTGATGAAGCACTAGCAAGCATTTCCGCAGAGCCGGTATATTATGTAGATTATATATACACAGGCGCAGATGTTCAAGCAAGTGATATTCTTACTATTGCAGGTCTTAGTGACTTATGGGGTAAGGATATGGATGAGCCATATATCGCAATAGAAAATTTAAAAGTAAGTAAAGATATGGTTACTGTTTATAGAAAAACGAGTAATACATTAAAAATAACACTACAAAATAAAATAAGTTTAATGATATTTAATGCTACTGATAAAGATTGTGAAAATTTTGAAGAATTTGATACAACTTATATAACAATTAACGCAGTAGGAAAATGTAATATAAATGAATGGATGGGTAATCAAACTCCTCAATTATTTGTTGAAGATTATGAAATTACAGGTTCAGGTAAATACTTATTTTAATTGATTTTAATAAATAAATATGATATAATTATAATATAAGGAGGAGTAATGGAATTAAACGAGAAACAAAAGCAAGGTTTACAAATTGCTGTTGATAGATTTAATCAAGGTTTTAAGTATACGGTTATTGCAGGATACGCAGGTACTGGGAAAAGTACATTAGTTAAATTCATAATATCTGCTCTTCCTGATATAGACCCAGAGATTGATGTAGTATATACATCTTTCACAGGTAAGGCGACACAGGTGTTACAAAAGAAAGGTAATAAGAATGTAAGTACATTACATAAACTCTTATTTGAAAGTATCCCTCGTCCAGATGGAACTTTCTTTCGTAAACCTGTTGAAATAGTTCCTTATAAAGTAGTAATCGTTGATGAAGTATCAATGGTCCCAAAGGATTTGTTACAAAGGTTAGCAAGTTATCCAGTACATATTATATGTTTAGGTGACCCAGGTCAGTTACCTCCAGTAGAGAAAAATGATGATAATCACTTATTAGACAATCCGCATATCTTCCTAGATGAAATTATGCGTCAAGAGGCTGAAAGTGAAATTATTAAATTAACTATGGATATTCGTGAAGGGAAACCACTTAATCATTTTATTGGTGAGCAAGTCCAAATATTAGATAAAGATGAATTAACGACAGGAATGCTTGAATGGGCTGACCAAATAATATGTGCAACAAATGCAACAAGAGTTGCGTTAAATAATCAAATGAGAGAATTAATGGGACATGAAGGCGACCCTGAAGATGGAGATAAGGTCATTTGTTTAAAAAATGATTGGGAAGTATTTTCCGATGATGAGAACCCTCTTGTTAATGGTACTATTGGTTATTTAAGAAATAGTTTCAGTACATATATTAATTTACCTGGTAGAATAACTGGGGATGGTAAAGCTAAGAAATTAGAGATACTTCAAGCAGAATTTGTATCAGATACAGAAGAAAGTTATGGAAATCTGGAAATGGATAAAAAATTAATTTTAACAGGTGAGCCAGGATTAGATTGGAAAACTGCATATAAAATGAGAAGAAATTGGAAGTATATGAATATGGTACCTGAACAATTTACATATGGATATGCAATTACCTGTCATAAGAGTCAAGGGTCTGAATGGGACAAAGTTTTGGTTATTGAAGAAGGCTTCCCTTATGTAGCGGAAGAACATAAAAGATGGCTATATACAGCTTGTACCAGAGCTGCAAAGAAATTGGTAATAATAAGAAAATAGAGGAGAGATAGAATGAGTAAATTATATAAAATTGACAGAATTGTAGATGACAGATGGGCAGTATGGTATCAAGAAATAAATGCCAAAGGTAAATTAGGAGTATATAAAATTATTGACTTATACCCTGGAACAAGACCTGCTAAATTTGCTTTTAGATGGAAGGTTAATGGAAGTAAAAGTCAAGAACAATTAGATGCTCAAATTATTGGAAACGCTATTAGAAATTATTATAAGAGTGGCGGATTCCGCGGTACAAAAGCAGAACAAGAATAGGTAGCAATCTTATGAAGATAAGGACTAGTTACTTTTATCAAATTAGAAATTTTAATCGTAATATGATTCCTATGTCCACAGCATTGTGGGATCCAGCCTGGTTCCATAAGAATTTAGGCGAGAATCATATTTTTTATGATGCAAGAAAGATTTTAAATGGTATAAGAATTAATCCTATTATTCAAGCAGGGAAAAAATGCGGAGAGCAACAACCCGCACCATGTCCTTGTCAAGAGAAGAATTTTACAACCTGTTCTTTTTTAAGTAATTATAGAAAAAATTTAGAAGAAATAGATTTTGATGCAATGATTGTGGATATGCGCAATCTTGCAGAAAAATATGCAAAAGATAATAATATTGAGCAAGAGATAGAAATAGTCTTAATTGTATATGAAGCACCTGGTAATATGTGTAGTGAACGTATCCCTTTGCAAGAATATTTTACTAAGCATGGATGGGAATGTAAAGAGTTGGATTATCCAATAAATAACTTAGCCTCCATCAAACACTTACCATTTGACTTTTAATTAAAAAAATGATATAATATTATTATAAGATGGGAAAGGAGCAAAATATGAATTGGAATAAAAGATTTGAGGTTCACTCACATACAATGTATTCAAATCTTCGTTTATTAGATAGTATTAATAGACCGAAAGATTTAATCAATAGAGCAATAGATTTAGGTTTAGCAGGTATCGCTATAACTGACCACGAGTGCGTAAGCTCTCACCCTGAAATAAATTTTTATCAAAAAGAAATAGATGAAAAAAATCCTGATTTTAAAATAGCATTAGGTAATGAAATATATTTGACAGATACGCGTGATATGGGACAAAGATATTATCACTTTATTTTGATTGCAAAAAACAAAGAAGGTCATCGCGCTTTAAGAGAGTTGTCATCAAGAGCATGGTTAAATAGTTATTGGGATAGAGGTCTTGAAAGAGTTCCTACATTAAAAAGTGATATTGAAGAAATAATGAAAAAATATCCTAATAGTTTAATAGCAACAACCGCATGTTTAGGTGGAGAGTTAAGTGTTAATACATTGGCGCTTATCACAGCAGAGCAAACAGGAGATAACAATGGAGCTACAGTTGCGCATAATAATATAGTTAACTTCCTATTATGGTGTAAAGAAGTATTTGGTGAAGATAACTTTTATATAGAATGTGCGCCTGGTACAAGTCGTGAACAAGTATTAGTAAATAAAAGATTCCCTGCTATTGCAAAAGCATTTGATTTAAAAATGGTAATAGGTTCAGATGCGCATTATCTTAAAAAAGAAGATAGATATGTCCATAAAGCATATCTTAATAGTAAGTTTGGAGAACGTGAAGTAGATGAGTTCTATGAATTTGCATATCTTCAAACAAATGAAGAAATAGTAGAACATCTTCATGCATCTGAATTTAGTGATGATTTTATAAATGAAATGTTTGAAAATAGTTATGGAATTTGGAATAAAATAGAAAAATATAGTTTGGCACATGCACAAACAATTCCACAAGTTGAAGTAAAAGAATATGGTAAAACAGACCAATTAAAAGATTATCCAATATTAAATAGTATGTATATGTCTGATGACAAAATTGAAAGATATTGGGTTAATGAATGTGTTAATAAATTAATCACAAAAGATTTGTATAATGAAACATATATTAGCAGATTAGAAGAAGAAGCTGATATTAAAAGAACAATAAGTGGTAAATTAGGAACAAACATGTTCGCATATCCGGTAACATTACAACACTATGTTGATTTGTTTTGGAATTGCGGAAGTATCGTTGGTGCAGGACGTGGTTCAAGTTGTTCAGGTTTGAATCACTATTTATTAGGTATCACACAGCTTGACCCAATAAAATGGGAACTTCCATTCTGGCGTTATCTAAATAAAGAGCGTGTAGAATTAGGAGATATTGATTTGGATTTATGTCCAAGTAAACGTCCTAAAATATTAAATGAAATTAAAAAAGAAAGAGGACAAAACTTCAAAAGTGATATAGATGAATTAAGTCGTAAGAATTTAGGATGTACATTAATAGCAACATTTGGAACAGAAGGAACTCGTTCAACAATCTTAACTGCATGCCGCGGTTATCGTAGTGAAGAGTATCCAGATGGAATAGATGTCGACACGGCGCAATATTTAAGTTCACTTATCCCAAGTGAACGTGGATTCTTATGGCCTCTTGCAGATGTTATTAATGGAAATGAAGATAAAGGTCGTAAGCCAATCAAAACATTTATAAATGAAGTAAATTTATATCCTGGTCTATTAGATATAATGGATGGAATTGAAGGATTAGTAAATAAAAGAAGTTCACATGCTTCAGGAGTTATCTTATTTGATGAAGACCCATATGAATTTGGAACATTTATGAGAACTCCAAGAGGAGAAGTAATCACAGCATATGACTTACATATGTGTGAAGCATGTGGTATGACAAAGTATGACTTCTTAGTAACAGAAGTTCAAGATAAATTAGCAGAAGCAATTAGAATGTTGCAAGATTATGGTGAAATTGAGAGTGACTTGACATTAAGAGAAATTTATGATAAGTATTTTCACCCAAGTGTATTGCCTATTGATGATGAAGATATATGGAAAGTTCTTCAAGAGAATAGTGTATTAAATATCTTCCAGTTTGATAGTGATGTTGGCGGACAGGCGGCTAAGAAGATTAAGCCGGGGTCAATGTTAGAAATGGCAGACGCAAATGGTTTGATGAGATTAATGACAGCAGAAAAAGGTCAAGAAACTCCAATGGAAAAATATATTAGATTTAAGAATGATATCTCATTATGGTATAAAGAAATGCGCGAATATGGTTTAACTCAAACAGAGCAAAAAACATTAGAGCCATATTTTAAAACTTCATATGGAGTTCCGCCAAGTCAGGAACAATTAATGAAAATGTTAATGGATGAAAACATATGTGGATTTACATTAGCAGAAGCGAACGCCGCACGTAAAGTTGTTGGTAAGAAACAAATGAGCAAGATACCTGAACTTCGTAAAAAAGTTTTAGACCAAGCTAAGTCTCCATGTTTAGGTAATTATGTATGGACATGTGGTATCGGTCCTCAGATGGGATATTCATTTAGTATCATCCACGCATTAGCATATAGTTTCATTGGTTTTCAAACAATGTATATAGCAACAAGATGGAATCCTATCTATTGGAACACAGCATGTTTAGTAGTTAATAGCGGTAGTCTTGAAGATGGCGATGAGTTTGAAGAAGATGAAGAAGGAAATGTTGAAAAGAAAGAGCGCGGAACTGATTATGGTAAAATAGCAAAGGCTATCGGTGATATTATATCAAGAGGAATTAGAGTTAGTTTAGTTGATATAAATAAGTCATCATATAGTTTTGAACCAGATGTAGAAAATAATGAAATCTTGTTTGGTATGAAAGCATTAAATAATGTTGGAGGTCCGATTATCGACCAAATTATTGCGAACCGTCCATATAGCGGTATACAAGATTTTATGGTAAGATGTCCACTTAATAAAAGCGCAATGTTTAGTTTGATTAAAGCAGGAGCTTTTGATAAATTAGAAATAAATTTAGGAAAAGAATTAGGTGTTGAACCTCGTATGGCGGTTATGGCATATTATATCTCAAAAGTATGTGAAGCAAAGAAAAGAATAACTTTACAAAACTTTAATGGTTTGATACAACATAACTTAGTTCCTAGTGAATTAGATTTACAAAAGAAAACATTCTTATTCACAAAATATTTAAAAGCAAATAAAAAGACAGGAAAATATTATGTTTTTGATAGTGAATGTGAAGAATTTTATAATAAGTATTTTGACTCTGACCAGTTAGAAATAATAAATGGATTAACTTGTATCTTACAAGATAGATGGGAAAAGATTTATCAAGCACAAATGGATAGCGCGCGTAATTGGATTAGAGATAATCAAAGTCAAATATTAAGAGATTTTAATGATTTATTATTTAAAGAATGTTGGGATAAATATGCAGTAGGTAACATTAGCGCATATGAGATGGAATCATTATGTTTCTATTATCATGAACATGAATTAGCGCATTTAAATAAAAATAAATATGGTGTTATAGATTTTGATTCATTACCTAGTGAACCTATTGTTGATACATATTTTAAAAGAAATGGGCATGAACTTCCAATATATAAAATATATAAAATAGTTGGAACAGTTATTGGTAAGAATGATACACGTTCATCAATAACATTATTAACTCCAACTGGTGTAGTAAATGTTAAGTTTACAAAAGATTATTTCACAATGTATAATAGACAATTAAGTGAAGTTGGAGAAGATGGAACAAAGCACGTAACTGAAAAAGGTTGGTTCACAAGAGGTGTTAAATTGTTAGTTGCGGGATTCCGTAGAGATGATACATTTGTAGCAAAAACTTATAAGAACACAGGCTTCCATCAACTTTATAAAATAACTTCTATTGATGAAAAAGGAAATGTAGAAATAACTCATGACAGAGAAGGAGTAATGACAGATGAATAAGATAAAAATAATCGCGCTATTTGGTAAAAGCGCAGCAGGAAAAGATACAATTCAAAAAATGATGCTAAAACAAAATAACAATTATCATAGAGTAGTAAGTTGTACTACGCGCCCTAAAAGAGATTATGAAAAAGAAGGTGTAGATTATTTCTTCTTAACTGAAGATGAGTTTGCTACAAAGACAATTAGTGGAGATATGTTGGAAACAACTATCTTCCGCAATTGATTTTATGGTACACCGATTGATGGATTAGACCCCAACAAAACTAATGTAGGAGTGTTTAATATATCAGGTATTGCAAATATGTTAAAAGACGAAAGATTGGATGTTCATCCTATATATATCCAAGCAACAGATAAAACTAGACTTATGCGCGCACTTCAAAGAGAAGAAAATCCAGATTGCGCAGAAATATGTAGAAGATATATGACAGATGAAGAAGACTTCCAAGATATACCTTTTGAATATAAAGTATTTGATAATGAACATCCTTTAGATGAAAATATTTTGCAAGAGTTAAAATTAAGCAGAAGTAAATAATTATTTGCTTTTGTTTTTCATATAGTTATAAAGGTGAATTCCTTTAAAATAATTTATATAATTAAGGAGGACTTTATGAACGAAGAATTTAGAGATATTACAGATTTTCCTAATTATCAAATCAGTAATTTTGGAAATGTATATTCTAAAAACAAAAATAACCTTTTAATTCCTTGTGATGATTCACGTGGATATTTAATGGTTCATTTATGGAAAAACAATCAGCAATATGCAAAAAAAATACATAGACTGGTTGCCGAAACATTTTTAGAAAATCCTGAATCTTTGCAAGATGTTAACCATAAGGATGAAAACAAACACAATAATAATGTTTCTAATTTAGAATGAGTTACAAGAAAAGATAATATTAATTATGGGACTCGTTCTAAAAGACAGGCTTTAGCACTTAGTAAAGCCATTCATCAAATTAACAAAGAAACATTAAAAATTATCCAGACGTTTAACTCTGCTAGAGACGCAGAAAGAACTACTGGCATCAACAATAGCAATATTAGTCAAGTATGTCAAGGTAAAAGAAAAACTGCGGGCGGGTTCATATGGTGCTTTGCAAAGGAGGACTATTAAAATGCAGGTTATTAAAAGAGATGGAAGAATTGTGCCATTTGATTCTTCTAAAATCAAGGAAGCTATATTAAAAGCCTTCCAAGCAGTAGATGGCGAACTTAGCGAATATGCGCAAACAAAAGCAGAAAACATAGCAGACTATATTGAAGGATATTATTTAGATGTTGATGAAACACCTGAAATAGAAGAAATTCAAGATTTAGTTGAAAAAGGTTTGATGAGTTGTAAACGTAAAGATGTAGCTAAAGAATATATACTTTATAGAGAAGAAAGAAATAAAGTAAGACAAAAGAACACAGCGCTTATGCAATCTATTAAAGAAAAGATTGAAGCATCTGATGTTCAAAACCAAAATGCAAATATCGATGAATATTCATTTGGTGGTCGTATGGGAGAAGCAAGATCTGAACTTATGAAAGATTACGCGCTTAACTACTTAGTATCACCAATGGCTAGAGAAAATCATTTAAATAATGAAATCTATATTCATGATTTAGATGCATATGCAGTTGGTATGCACAACTGTTTAACTATTCCTTTTGATAAAATATTAGCAAGTGGATTTAATACTAGACAAACAGATGTAAGACCAGCGCGTTCAATTAACACTGCTTTTCAATTAGTAGCAGTAGTATTCCAATTACAATCATTACAACAATTTGGTGGAGTAAGTGCTAGTCATTTAGATTGGACTATGGTACCATATGTAAGATTATCATTTAAAAAGCATTTTAATGATGGTATGAAATATATTGCAAAAACAAATGTTTCAATTATACCAGATGATTTATCTATTAATGATGTAGCATACACAATTAATGAAGATGCTTATAAATATGCTATGGATATGACTGAAAAAGAATTAATGCAAGCAGTTCAAGGTATGTATCATAACCTAAACACTTTACAATCTCGTAGTGGAAATCAATTACCATTTACTTCAATTAATTATGGTACTTGTACATTACCTGAAGGCAGAATGGTTACAAAAGCATTACTTGAAGGAAGCATTGAAGGAGTAGGTAAAGTTAGAAAAACTCCTATATTCCCATGCGGTATCTTCCAATGTATGAAAGGTGTTAACAGAGCTCCTGGAGACCCTAACTATGATTTATTCCAATTAGCACTTAAATCAACAGCTCAAAGATTATACCCTAACTATGTTAATATAGATTGGAGTGTAAATGCTGGATATGATAGAAACGACCCTACAACTTATGTTTCAACAATGGGATGTAGAACTTATAATGGCGCAGATATAAATGCTGAACCTGGTACTAATCCACAAACAAAAGATGGTAGAGGAAACATATGTCCAGTAACAATAGTAATGCCTACATTAGCCATGGAAGCAGATAGAGATGTTGAAAAATTTATGGAATTACTTGATACTAAAATTCATGAAGCAAGAGATATGTTATTGGAAAGATATAAATGGATTATTAGCCAATCACCTGAATCTGCTAAATTTATGTATGAAAATGGAACTATGCTTGGATTTGATGGTAAAACAATAGAAAGTGCAATGAAACACGGAACTCTTGTTATAGGTCAAATTGGTATGGCGGAAACATTACAAATTTTAATTGGTTGCGACCATACTGAACCAAGAGGAATGGAATTAGCAAAAAGAATTGAACAATTATTTAAAGATAGATGCGCGCAATTCAAAAAAGAATTACATTTAAACATTGGAGTTTATTATACACCTGCTGAAAATATGTGTTATACTACAATGAAGAAATTCAAAAAGAAATATGGAATTATCCCTAATGTTTCTGATAGAGATTACTTCACTAATAGTATTCATGTACCAGTATGGAAAGAAATGAGCCCATTTGAAAAAATTGATATAGAAAGTCAATTAACTGGATACAGTAACGCAGGATGTATTACATATGTTGAATTAGAGGGCGGAGTTAAAAATAATCTTGAAGCTCTTGAAACATTAGTAAATTATGCTATGGATAAAGATATTCCTTACTTCGCAATTAATGTACCAAATGATACATGCTTAGATTGCGGATATACTGATGAATTCAACGACAAGTGTCCAATGTGT